TGTTTTTGCCTTACGACCAAAACGAATTGCTAATTCTCCAGTGTGAGTTGCTTGAATGATCTTTAATTTTGGATTACGGCCCACCATCCATGCGGGTAGTAGGTAAGATGCAAACTCAGATTTTGTGTGTCTGGGTGGCATATTTATAATAAGACGGTTGATTTTACCTGTTGCAAGGTCATTAAACTTTTTTGCAACGTGTCTGTGGTGCGCGCCTTCAATGAACTCGGGCCAAACGCACTTAACAAAGCTTAAAAAATCATCTTTTGCCTTGTTTTGTATCTTTTTTTCAGCATGTAAAACTTGAAGTTGTCTAAAGGTTTTTCTGACATCGGCTGGAAGCCTACTAATATCAACGTTATTTAAATTCATAAAAATTTTTTAAAATTTTTTGCATCTTTTACGATGTTCAAAACGAATTTACCACCATTAACTCTCTAAATCAAGCAATACAACCTGAAGTAGTGGGACCCCTTTTTTAAAAAAGGGGGGATGGGCCGGCCGGCCGGATTCTCGTTGAAGTTGTGTTTAGTATCTCTATTTGATTTGTGGAAAGTGGAGCCGGCGATTTTGTCGCCGGATCCTTGGTTGATGGTTAGTCTAACAGAACCATGTAAGCTTTGGCATTTAGTCTACTGAACTTATCCAATTGCTTTTGCATAGTATCGTAGCGTTCCTCTATCTCAGCTAACTTAATAGATAAGTAAAGTTTATTTTCTTCCTCAGTCAACATTGCTGATTGTCCTGAGTAAGGGTTGTGTACTTCTATTTTATTGTCTGTATTTGTTTTCATATTCTTATCCTACATTATCCATGGTCATTGTCAACTGATTTAATTGTAGTTCTTGTTGCTTGATATGGTACTCGTTCTTGTCCATTATCAGTATATCTATATCTATAACTCTCATACTTTTCTTTCTCAACTTTGATCGGTGTTTCAAGAGCCGTGCGCCTTGGCGCAAGAGCCACGATTGCCTCAGCATGTAAGTTGCAAAAATCTCGCTCACAACTTTGATTACAAAAGTAATTATAGAAACCTCTATTGCCATTATAAGTTTTAACTTTTCTAGTTCTTAGAACTTTATCCCGGCCGGATCCTCTTATTCTTGATTGTGTCGTATAAGTATGACACGCCGGCCCATGACACCAATTATAATTCAAATTTACCTGCTTTATAATCTTCCCGAAGTTCTTTATCCTCTTTATCCTCTCTCATTTCCCCAATACATTTAGCATGGCTCTCTAAAACTTTTTCAAGTTTAGCTATTCTTTGTTCTAACTTGTCAAAGATTTTAAATAGTTCATATGTTGTGTAACCCTCTTCTTTTTTTTCACTCATGTTTGCTTAACTCCTCTTCTATTTTTCGGTTGAGTTTAAATAGTTGAATATCAATTTCTCTTAATTTCATTTCTGAATATAAGAACAAAATAACCCCAGCAATTATAAAAAATATTCCAAAGTATAATAGTAAATTGTAATCCATTATTTAATACTCCATGCAGTTATTTTATCAGTTGCCATTCTGTATTGGTCTTTGCCCTTTAGTTCAGTTGCATTTAAGTCTAAAAAAGTTAAGCAGTTATGTCCTGCTTGTGCAACGAACTCTCTACACTTGTCATTCCATTTTGCTTTTCTATCTTTTACTATTTCACCATTTAACTTTGTAAATGTGATTGTAAATGTTTTATTGTTTTCCATTTTATATCTTTCTGTTTAATTAAGGCTATCCTACTACAAATAGGATAGCCTTGTCAAGTGTTAATTTACACTTTCATTTTGTTGTTTTTCATACAACATTCTCGCCTTTATTTTATCCTCTCTACTCACATTTTTGTTCTTCATTCCTTTAATCCTATCAGCTAGATTTTTAGGATTGTAGATAGTTAAGCCAGTAGAGTTAGTTCTGATTATTTCTGCGTCTGAAATATTCAAACCAAGTTCAGTAGATAACTCTATTGCCTCGTCTAAATATTTATAACCTTTAAGACCGATTTTAATTTCTTTCATTTGGTCTAATACAGATTTAATCCAATTTCTATGTGCCATAACAAATTGTCCTTTGGCTTGTTTCCATTGTTTCAACATCATAAATTGCTCTTGAGTACAAGCAATAGAACGATCTCTACAATATTCTCTACCAATTAAATCTAATTGATATTTTTCATTCCATTGTTTGCCATAGCCACTATCATCACTACCAAGATATTTATTATTTGCGTCAACATATTTTGTTCTATGTGGGTTTTGTTCTTTGCCCTCTTGCTCTATCAAAATATCTGGATTGCAATTATCTTGTGCTTTGAGTTCATCACGATACAAAGCATAGCCATAAGTTTTGTTCTCATTATAACTATTACTACTATCATTATCAAACTCGCCATTTAATCTAAAGTCAAAATGTTCTTCAATAGTGCTATCTTTCATTATTGGATTGTTGTCATAATCTCTATCTTCAACTTGACCTAAATAATGAAAATGAAAACAACTATCCTTTGCGATAGTTTCAACATTCTCAAATTTATTTTGAAGATAGTATGCCTTTTTGACATCTTCTGGTGTATAATGTTTTCTGACAATTTGTTCTGCAATATTCCACGCATTGTCATTTAACTCAATTTGATCTGCTTTGAGTTCATCATACTTTTGTTTTTCTTGCGTGTCCTCTTGTTCCAAGTGTACTCGCATACGATTTGCGATTTTATTTCTGTACTCTTGGTTTAGTCTTATTCTACTCATTTTTGCCTTTCTGTTTGTTTGCATAAATAAATTAATATACTACTTGACAATACTTGTCAATAGGATTATATAGGAATAGTTAATTGATAGAGAATGGGTATAATAAATACACGGATTGGTTAACAGTCAATCCAAAATCCCAGCTGGAAGATTAACGGGACAACTTCTGGTTGTGAAGTACTTTAAGCTTGCTTCAAATTACCAACGGCCAGAACTGATCCCAGATCCATGCTATTAGTGCAAGTGATTCTAGACCACTAACTGTGTGAAGAGCATGGATCTGGGATCAGTGTTGTAACTGCCGGATATAAACGGCTATAGTACAGGTTGCAATCGACTACTGCGCGATGGCCACAAATCTAGAATGAGTGGTCCGCCTGCACAGGACAACAACTGATCCCTGATCCATTGTGTGAGTTTATCTCGTTGCTGTTTTAGACCAGCGCAATGGATCTGGGATCAGAAAGGAGAATATGGATACTAAATGCAAAGCAAAGGTGAATAAGCTTGGAGAAATGATAAATGCTGTTTTAATGAAAGTAGTTAAAAACAAAGAACTATATGACGATGTTTATCAGCTACGGGAAAAACACGATGAAATATGTATTTTAATTAAGAAAGATAAATCAATCAGCCCCAAACAGGCAAGATTTTTTAAGGCCCGGGCATTTGAAAGAAGTGGAAAAGCTAGCTGGCCAACTAAAATAAAATAAAAGCTTCAAGCCGCAAGCTTCAAGCCGCAAGCTTGACAGGACCTGTAGGAGATGATAGGATGAATTTAGAAAGGAATAATATGGACACAACACAATTGAAAAGAATAGCAGACGCTCTGGAAGAGATCCTGAAGTTAGTAAAACAGGATATGGAAAAGTATGAGAAAAAAAAGCATTAGATCCAATCACAATAATTTATTAAATTATTTCATCCATGATAAGCGGGATCTCAGTCCCGCTTATGTGCGCAGCTGTGAGAAGTTTTTTAAAGAATTAAGCAACAAGCGCCAAGCTTCAAGCTCCCCGGCCGGCCTTAGTTTGAACACAATTAAAAAGTAAAATTAAATTAGAAAGGAATATATGAAAACAAGTGAAGCATGGGCCCTGGTTGGAGGCCTAAGTAAACCAAGCAAAATGCCTGGCTGGTCAATAGGTATTCCTGCCAAGGAATGCAAAACAGGCTCCAAGCTCCAAGCGGTCCCTGGTTCAGTATGTTATGACTGTTATGCAATGAAGGGCTGCTACGTATTTAAAGTTGTACAAGAAGCACAGTACAGGAGACTGGCAGCAATATATACAGCTCCATGGGTCCAGGCTATGGCTCACCTAATCAACAGCAAAAAGCCCAACGTGTTCCGCTGGCATGACTCAGGAGATGTACAGGATCTAGAACATTTAAATAAAATTTTTGAAGTTTGCAGGTTAACAC